GTATCAACTGATGACTCATGTGCTTTAGATGGTTCACTCATAGATAGAAATATTACTGTAGTCACTGAGTTTTACAAGTATTGCCAAGCCAAACTCCAACAACTTTACCCAGGATATGCTTCTTCTCATAATGGGTTTATCCCTGTTGGGTTATCTTTAGATCTTGAAGGACTTTCAGGGGTTAAAATTTACAATTCCTTAAATGTTGACAGTAAATTTCTCCCAGCAAACTATCCTAATTCATTAAAATTTATAGTAAAAGGAGTTAACCATAAAATTTCAAATGGAGATTGGGAAACTAACATATCAACTATGGCTGTTTCTCAAGAACCAACAAAAACAATTGGAGGAACAGACTCTCTTTCTTACACAGAGCTAAGAAATGCTGTATTTAGTATAATTAAATCTACTAAAAAGGTTACAGCCGAAAACCCAACTTTACCTCCACAAATTATTACCTCAACCCAAGAAGTTTATGGAGGAACAGGCAATTCATATTCAGGTGATGTTCCTGATTCTCTTGTTGCTGGTGCTGGTTCTAATTTAGAAAAACAAACTAGAAAATCATGTATAAAGTTATTTGGAACAGATGGTGCTAAAAAACAAGCAGCTGCTTGTGGTGCATTTACTATGAACTTTGCTACATATTTAGCATCATATCTTACTGGAAAAACTATAAAATATGTTGGAGGCAATCATGCTTGGACTACTACAATTAAAACAAATGCTGATAATTTAGGAATTTATAAACCAGAATCAAGTCAAGCTTTAGGTGTAAGAGTATCTAAAGAACAAGTTATAAGCACTATAAATGATATTACTTCAAAAGCCGATTATGGAGATTTAGTTTTTTATCATGCCCATGAACCCCCTAGAAATGCTGCTGATGATTACAAATTCCACGCCCAATTTTATACTGGGGCTATATATAATAATCCTAGAGAAGCATCATATAAAGGAACACATTTAAGTAAGTGGTCTTCATCTAATGCTGGTAATTATAGTAGTGCATTTGTTTATGGAAGTTCTAATAAAAATTACACATGGAGTGTATGGTGGTATAGAGTAAAAGATGAATATAAAAAATAATTATGCCTTATTATCCTCAATCCTTTATTAAACCAAACCTCTACACAGGAGGTGGTGAGTATGTGCTAGTAACTACTAAAGAATCATATACTGGACCTTATTATGAATTAGCTAATGGGAAAAAATATACTGGGAGTACTCCACAAGATGGCCCTAATATACCTTTAATCCCTGCACCTTTAATATACTCCACAGAAGAAAGCTTCCCGGGCAATGTTGATACATCTTATGACACATATATTAATTACGTTACATCTAATACTGATTTTAATACAGACCCAGAACCAAATAGGGTTATAGGGGGAAGAATAGATCAATATGTAGACAAAAATAGATTAATTCAAAGAAAAGTCCCAAGATATTCTCCAACAATCCCTAATAATAATGATATAAATTTAGGAATATATCAACGTTTTTTTTGTAAAAAAACTAATGAATTAAGATACTTAGAAATTGATAAAGAAACATATGATGCTCTTTTTAATCAAGATAAAAGTATTGCTTATGATCTTTATATTCCTAAACAAATCATGTGGTATATAAAAGGAAATGAAGAAACAACATATAAAGCAAACAAAGGTTTAGTTTCTTTAGTTGAAAGTAAAGATAAATGGTATGGTTTTTCTCAATACTTTAAGGAAGATTTTTTACAATATTATGTGGGAACTTAAAAAATGATTCTTATATTTAACCTATGTATTGGTTAATAGAGGAAGATCAAAAAATAGAAACAATATGCCGCATCAAATATCAAGCAGCATATGTTGAAATAATCCCTACTTCACATAATTTACATCCTGTTGAAAATGATGTTTGTGCTATATATATTAGACCAAGAGACGATTCAAAAGGGTATATTATACCTGTTAACCATAGTGAAACAATAAACTTTGATTTAGAGGTAATAGAAAAGGTATTAAATAGTATAGAATACATTTATGTAAGGGATAGAAAAGAGTTTTTACATTATTTTGCCATTAAGCATTGTTACCAACCATCCCCCTCCCCACATACGTATATACCTCAACCAACACAAGCTCATACCCACATTTATAACAAATATCCAAACCTACACAATTTAAACACAATTATCCCGATTGTAAAACACTATGAGGTATGCGAACAGAATTTTGCAAACTTTGATAGTATAAGAATAAACCCGTTTTACAACAAGGCAGCATTAGTGTTTAATCAACTAGAACGAGCGGGTATAAAAGTGGACCAAACTAAATTCGAACAGCACTTTGATAGAGAAGTAGACGAGTTTATTTACACGCAATATAATTTAAATACATTAACCACAAGACCTTCAAATACGTTTGGGGGTATAAATTTTTCAACCTTAAATAAAGACAATGGAGAAAGAGAATGCTTCATCCCCCGCAACGATGTTTTTTTGGAAATGGATATTTCCGCTTATCACCCTACCCTTCTTAGCCATTTATTGGATTATACTTTTGACAGTGATGATATCCATGGCCATTTTGCTAGAATGTATGATGTGGATTATGCCCGAGCAAAGGAGATCACGTTTAAACAGCTTTACGGTGGAATCTGGAAAGAATACAGGGATATTCCGTTTTTTCAAAAGACACAAGCATATATAGATGATTTGTGGGATTCTTTTAATTATGGAGGATATATTGAGTGTCCGGTTTCAAAACATAGGTTTATAAAAAGGGAAATGGAGGATATAAATCCTCAAAAGCTTTTAAATTATGTTTTACAAAACTTGGAGACCGCAAATAATGTTAATATATTATACGATATTTTTAAAGTATTACGAGGAAAAAATACTAAACTCGTATTATACGTTTACGATTCGTTTTTATTTGATTTTGATAAAAATGAAAAGGGAGTAATGCTTCAAATATTAGGAATATTTAACAAATATAAATTACAAACCAAAATTAAAAAAGGTACAAATTACCACAATCTTAAATAAAAGTTATGAACAACACTCTCGAACCTTCTTATCATATGTATCATCAGTATGATTTTGATCAATTACTAGATTTTGCATCGATGAACAACAGACTGTTTTGTACTTTTACTGCTCTAAGTGATTTAGAGGCGCTTATAAATGAGCTATCACACAAGTATGTGATAATGTATGACAAAATGTTTGTTTTACATATTAAAAGCAATAACGAGTATGTTATTACATATAATGTAGATCAAGGAAATGTAAATGATATTCCTGAAAATACAATTCTTGTACATAGAAAAAAAGAATCAAACACACTTTACACTATAAACGCTCTAAACGAGTTAATCAAAAGATTAAATGGTGGGGTAGTAGATACAAAATACCCAGTGAATTGGCAACATTATAAAAATTGTATATTGTTGACCCAACATAATGAAATCAAGCAATTAAATACAAAGATTTATCAAATCATTGAATTATAGTTTGGTTATTTAAATAAAGGTTATTATATTAAAGTTGTAAACAATAAAATAGTTATATATTATGAATCTAGATGCAATCAAGAAAAAACTTGAATCAATGCAAAAAACTACAAATGGTGGTTCTAACAACAATTCAAGCAATGTCAAGCGTTTTAAACCAACGGTTGGTAAACAAACGGTTCGTGTTGTACCGTTCAAATACAACAAAGAATTCCCTTTTACAGAAATGCGTTTTTACTATGGAATTGGTTCCAAGAAAGTAATTGCGTCTCCTTTAAACTGGGGTGAAAAAGATCCAATTGCTGAATTTGCAAAGCAATTAAGAGGCACAAACGATAAGGAAAATTGGCGTTTGGCTAAAAAATTAGATCCTAAAACTCGCATTTACGCTCCTGTAATTGTACGTGGTGAAGAATCTGAAGGTGTTCAATTGTGGGAGTTTGGTAAAGAAATTTACGAAGCATTTTTGCAAATGGCCGCTGACGAGGAAGTAGGAGATTTCTCAGACATCATGTCAGGGCGTGACATTAAGTTAGTTACAGTAGGACCAGAATCTACAGGTACAGCTTACAACAAAACATCAATTGCTCCTTCAATGAAAACAACATCATTGTCTGAAGATTCAAAATTGATTGAGAAATGGTTAGAAGAACAAGAAAATCCACTTGACTTATACAAACCACTTCCATTTGACACTATCAAACAAGCACTTCAAGAATGGTTAAACCCTGAAGATGAAGCGGAAGAAGAAGTAGAGGAAGAAGAAGTAGAAGAAACAGTTGCACCTGCAAAATCAAACTATAGTTTATCAACAAAACCTGCTGCTAAAAAATCTAAAGCAGATGAATTTGATGATATGTTTGAGGATGATGATGATCTACCATTTTAATTAACCAAAATAAGTTATGGCAAGAAGAAAATCGCTAACTGAGGCGGCGGACAAAGAACTGAAAACCGCCTTTAGTTTAGACAAGTTTAAAGCAAATAAAGGTTTAGCGTCTAACGTTAAATTTAAACCACAAAGATGGATTCCATTTTCCCCTGCTTTACAAGAAGCACTATCCATCCCTGGTATTCCTATGGGCCATAATTCTATGGTTAGGGGAAAATCAAATACCGGAAAATCTACTATGACTATCGAGGTAGCAGTTAATGCTCAAAAGATGGGAGTATTACCTGTTTTAATTATCACTGAGATGAAACACGATTGGGAACACTGGAAAAAAATGGGGTTCCAAATTGATGACATTGTTGATGAAGAAACAGGAGAAATAGTAGATCAAAATGGTTTCTTTATTTACCGAGATAGGAGTTCACTCAATTCAATTGAGGATATTGCAGAGTTTATTATTGACCTGTTAACTGAACAGAAAAAAGGTAATTTACCATACGATTTACTTTTTATATGGGATTCAGTTGGTTCAATTCCATGCCAAATGTCAATTGAACAAGGTAAAAATAACCCAATGTGGAACGCAGGAGCCATTGCAACTCAATTCGGAAACTTTATTAATCAACAGATTGTAATGTCCCGTAAGGAAAGTTCAAAATACACGAATACCTTGTTTATTGTAAACAAAGTAGGTGTTGCTCCTGCCTTAACTCCTATGTCACAACCTAGAATGACAAATAAAGGTGGAGATACATTTTATTATGATGTTTCACTTTGTTTAACATTTGGAAATGTCACAAATGCTGGTACATCTAAAATTAATGCTACTAGGGATAAGAAAAAAGTTGAATTTGCATTACGTACTAAAATTGCTTGTGATAAAAATCATATTAATGGGATTACTACAACAGGAACCATTGTCAGTACAGTACACGGATTTATTGCAGATAAACCATCAGCAATAG